TTCCCCTTTTTTTATAAGGTCTGCTAAGTATTTATTTGCTTTTTCTTTATCGCCACGAAACTGTTCGGCTTTATAAAGTTTTTCTAAAAAACCTTTTGATCTCTCAGGAACATTAAATTTGTTTTCTACATCAAGATCCCATTCAAAATCTCTTGAGGTTTTAATATCTGCTACTTCTTCTTTTCTTAATCTTATTTTTTCTTGGTTAGCAGCGTTTATTTCATCTTGTTCTTTTTTAGCAAGTTCATATTGCTTACGAAGCTTTGCTCTATTTTGATTTTCTACTTCAATAATAGAACTTATATTTTGAGGGTCCACGCGTTTAGTTATATATAAACGTTGATCAAATGTAGGTTTTTTACCAGCATATTTTTCATATATGGTATCTATAGCTGCTTGTTGATCTGGTGCAGAAGAAGCGTATTTTACTTTTTCAGCTCTTTCTTCATCTGTTAAATCTGTAGCGTATTTTTTATACAATTCAGTATATAAAGCTTCTCTACTCATTATTTAATTTTTATAATTTCCCTGGATCATTTTTATCAGTTTCATCACCACTTCCTCTTACTACTTTGTTATATTTTCTTTGTGATTTATAAGCCTCGTTATTCATTAATGAATAAACTTCATCAACAGCATAATCTCCATATAAATGTTCAAATAGTGCTATTTGTCTATCACTTAAACCATTAGGATTGTCATAAGTCCATGTTTTTAAATCTTCTTCTGTTGGAGCAAATCCTATAGCTTTCTCCACTTCTTCAACATTTATATCACTTAAATCTTTTTTAGATAAAACTTTATTCCAAAGAGCAATAGCTTCACCTTGATTTCTAGGATCTTTATAATGGTTAAATCTAGTATTAAGCTCAGTTGTCATCTTTTTCTTGATTTCATTTTTGTCAATTAAATTATACTTAATATTAAGATCCATTGCAGCATCTCCTTCACCTACAGTTCCTTCTGTTATTTGTTCCCACTGACTAAGACCTTGGTCATCAACTAGCATAAAATCTTCAATTGCAAAAGTTCCAGTTCCAGGAATTATATTTCCATTTTTATCTGTTTCTACATCTTTCATAAAACCAGACTTAGAAACTATATCAGCCATTTCATTAGACATTTTAGGTGTTCTAACAAATACACTGCCAGGTGGATTACCTCCTGTTTGTTGTTTAAGACCCGCGCTATTTATTTTAAAATTATCTCCTTCATATTTCATTTTACTAATAAGACTATCAATATCATCACATCCATCTTGAGTCGGCATCTTTTCACAATCAGCTTCAATTTGTTTTCTAGCTTTTTTTTCATCAAATTTAAAAACCCAATTATAACTACCATCATAAGACATTTCCCCATCTTCACCTTCAACTTCGTTTTCTTCTATATCATAAGAATAACCATATGCTGGAGTAAATCTCCCTTTACCTCCTAATACATTAGCTGCTAATATAAAATTACCACCTTGATTTTCATCAAAGTTTTCATAATCATCATAATTTACTTGAGCTAACATTGTTTCAGTAAACTCTTTTATTTGTTCTGGTGCTTTATTCAAAGTAGCTAGTCTAGCATTTAACTCAGCACAGTTTCCTGTTTTATTACAAGGAGCATCAGGACCAGTTGTTTGCATGGTTAAATCACCTACTAACCCTCCACTGCCAGTAAAGAAATTACCAATAGCACCTTTCGTCACTTCATTACCATAAGTGTTACTTTGAACACCAGTAGTTACATGAGTTTGATTAGCACCTCTACCTGCTTCAACTCTTGCGGCATTAACTTTTTGGTTTTTTTCTCGTATATCTTTTTCTTGATCTGCTATATCAGCACCGGCTTTTACCCCAGCGTTTATCAAGTTTTGATAATAAGACGCGTGCGATTGATATGTATATTTAGGATTTCTATATGACATTTTATATTATTTTTTGTTATTCTGATGAATTCTCATTCCCAGTATCTGTTACAAGATCATCATCACCGCTTCCAGTATCAGAATCTCCACTTAACTCTATATTGGATAAAGAACTAGTTATACCACCAATCATTCCTGTAAGAGCCGCTGTTCTATCAGCACCAGCCTGTGCGATCTGCATTCTAGCATTGTCTAACATAGAGGCTGTTCTATCTATTTGCATTTGCTCTCTAGCTTCTCTCTGTTGATACATAAATTGCTCACCTTGAGCCTCAGCTTGCTGAACTCTTTGAGCTTGACTCATTTGTATTCCTTCAATTCTTTGTTTTTCTCCAATTATTCTAGATTCTAATTGTTGTTCTCCTTGAGCTCTTAGTTTTTCATTTTGTGCTTCTTGCTGTTCTATACTAGCAGCTACTTGTTTTTTACTAGCAGCAGCAGCTTTTGCTAATGCTGTGGCGCCACCAGCACCACTACCAGTTTGAGCTAAAGTATCTAATGTATTAGCTAAAGCTATATCTGTTTGTTCTATTTGCATTTCAGCAGCTTGAGTAGCTACTGATAAATTAGCATAAGGGTTGCTAAATTGATTAGAGTAATCTGTAGCCATAGAAGAAAGATCTGTTATACCATCATAAGGATTTATAATAGGTTGTCTATTTGCTTCTAATGATGCTAATCTTGATTGAAGTCTAGCAGCCTCTTGTTTAGCTTGAGCTTCTGCTCTTTTAGCTCTACTCCCTCCTAGTATTCCACCAAGGACACTGCTTGCTACTCCTAATGCTACTCCTAATCCACTCATAATTATTTATTTATAAATTCACTACTGGCGGCAAATAATGCTTTTGTTCCGCCTAAATTTGTTGTTTGATCTGTGCTCATTGTTACAGTTGTATAATATCCTTTTATTCCCATAGTTTGATTACCCCATACAACTTCTCCAGGCATTGGATCTACCGTATTGTTAGGTATAACTGCGTAATATTTATTTTGTTTTCTATCAAATCCAGCTCTGTACTCTATGTTATTTTCAGTATAAAGACCTTCATCATAGCTCCATATTTTATCATATGCAATACCTGAATTCGCCCCATCTAATTCTCTTACATCTCCAGTTGCCTCATCATCGTAGTTGTAATACAGACCAGAAAGTGTAGGAAATTCTGTTTCACCTGTTTGATCTGAAACTATATTTGTAACTTCCCATCCATTACTACCTTCATAGTTTATAGTTTTAAATGTTTTTATAAAGTTAGGTTGAGGGTTAAAAACAAATTGTATTACTGACGCAGATGTTGAACCATAAAATTGATTTCTTAATGCCGTTGAATCATAGTGTTGATATAATTCATTTCCTTTACATGAATAAAATTTACCAATAGAACTAAAAATTTGATCTGGTGAGTAAGTAAAAAAGCTAGTCCAACCAGCACTTCTTTCGTCCCATGTTAGAGTTTTAAATGATCCTTCTTTAAATCTACCTGATGGTTGTAAAGATAAAACATAGTTTTTATTATATATATCGTATCCACCAACAATAGCTCCAGAATCATCCATTTGATTAAATTCATTTCTAAAAAAGTTAGTCATACCAGCTATAGATATTTCTTGTATACTAGTTCCTTGCATTTTTAAAACTGCATTTTGTTCTTTATCTACAAAATATTTTGTATAACCATAAGTTGCAAAAGACTCTGGGTTGTTTCCAATACCCCAATTTCCTGCTACTGGAGTTATTTGACCTATAACTTGTTTACCTGTTGTGCTTAAACCTAAACCTTCTGCTGTAAATATAGCGTCTTTATCTATTAAAGCTACATTTACTTTTCTTTGTTGGAAAACTATTAGATTTGTATCCTCCGCATATAATCTCTGTATAGTTCCACCAACTGGATCAACTCCTCTTGTAATTTCTTCACCAACACTAAATTGATTAGTATTGTTTATACCTGTTCTCGCATTAAATATACCTGAATAAATCAATGTATTAGAAAGTAACTGTTGGTTTGGATTATCTTCTACTATATAAGCTTTAACTCCAAAATCAACACTTGTATTATTAAATCCACATCGTATTCTCGCAGCTTCTATACACCAATCATAAGTTGTATTACCTAATATAGGATTATACCATGTACATGTATCACAAGCAACCTCTCCTTGTTCATATGCGTAGGGTATATTACCAGGTGCTACAACTCCAGTATCATCAACGTCACCTGTGCCATAAAGTCTCTTTGCATAAAAGGAGTTAAAATAGTTTACGTTTATACTTATTGCCATTTATATATATAGTTACTTGTTTTTTAATAAATTAAGGTATACATGGTGCTCCGGATGTTCCAACATAAGTTCCATCACTATAAGTTATATACCAACCCCAATCAGGACCGTTAGTTCCACTAGTCTTACAAAGAATTCTATATTCACCTATTTGATCAAATTTATATCTATAACCGTATTGATCACCTACCAAATCCCCAGGGTTGGCGGGTACAGAAACCACACTTTGTGTAGCTAACCATAAAGTATCTAAAGCTGGATCTGGTGCTTTAGTAACTGCAACACTATCAATATTAGTCCATGCTGAACTAGAATTAGCTCTATACTGTATATTAAATTCTCCTATTAACGATCCTACAACACCTATAGCGCTAGTTACTTTTTGGAAATAAACTGTAAACTGAACTGTACCTTGGAATAAATCTCCTCTTTGTTTTTCACCCGGAGGACATCCTGGTGGAGAAGCAAGTGGATCAAATTCATCTGCTAAATTCCAACAATAATAATTTAAACTACCACAACCGCTTGGTGTAGAAGCATTGTATCCATCGCATAAATAAGGTGTAAAACTTCCAAATTGATTTGTAAATGCAAACTCACCACATCTTGATCCAGAAAAAGCTGGATAAGGACTAGTGCTTAAATATCTATTAGGAAAAGTAGAAGGTGTAAATACAGCATCTGGTCCAGTAGCTATAGGTTTTGGAGCTGGTTGAGTTCCAAATGTGACAAGTATATCTACTTCAGTAAATAAAGAACCAGTACCTTGGTCTGCGTCTTCTACTTTTATTTTTATACCATATGGAGTTTCTGCTACAACTTCAACTGTATTTCTTAATATTACAGATCCTTCTACTGGTCCAGTAATTAATTCAAAGTCTGAAACAGAACCACCTAACACACTTTCAATACTCCATATTAATTGTTTTTTGTTATTACTAGAATCATCAGAACCATTAAGACCATATAAAGTAATTATATCACTAGGTGTTACAGGTGGAGTATCTGGATAATCTGGTAAACTAGGTATAGTTACGCTTGAACCAGAAACATCACTAGTATATCCCGCATCATCATATATAGATGGTGTTATATTATCTAAGGTAAGAGTTAAAGCATCTGTAAGAGTATCAGTAAATGTTTCAGCACCACTTGTAGATTCTACTTCAAGTGATAAAACATATACATCATCTCCTGGATTTAAGGATCTTTCTCTAAACCAATATTCTTTAGCAAGTTCTATTTGAGCTTGATTAACACCTGGTAAGTTAACTGTAAAATAATCACTAATATTTGCTATTGGTGATGACGGATCAGCTAATGTATACATGCTTGAAATGCTTACAGCAGTTATTGTAGCTGTTGCACCGCTTCCGTTTATAAAGTTAAAAGGTGAACCAACTCCACTTCCAGAAGCTAAGTCTTCTTCAAATGATTGATTACTAACACTAGCTGCAATAACACCGTTATAATTAGAAGCAATAGAGCTATTAAGAGTTTCTAGGTCTCCACTTAATGTTGATTCCCAATATATATCTAATAAAGAAAAAACAGGTTTTGTTTCTACTATAGATAATATAGGTTGCATTGTTCTAATACCATCAGCATAATTAGTATCATGTGGTATAGCAGCTGGAGAAGCTAATAAAGGTTCTCCACACACAATAGCTCCAATAGGATTTTCAAAGTTATTAACTTGACCTATTTTCATTATAAAAGGATTTTGATCAGAACCATAAAACGATTGTTTATCTGCAACATCTCCATATGGTATAGATCCTGTAGGAACTCTTTTTATATTACCTAATATATTACCAGAAGTATCCGTTAAACACCCACCAGCCTCTTCTGTTGTACTACCATATTCACCTCTATATCCTTTTGCAGCTCCACCTGATAATTCAATACATGGTACATGGCTTCCAGTTGTATAATTAAATGAAGCGAAATTTGCATCCATTTGAAATGCTTCAAAAGGAATAGCTGCTAATTCTGTTTCTCTAGCAGTACCAATGTTTAATACTGTTTGCTGTATTTGTCCTGGGTAGTATTGTAAATTTCTTACACCTGTATTTGTTTGTTCTGTAGCGTTTGGATTATTAACTCTAGTAAACAATATTTCTTCACTATTAAATTCTCTATCTGTAGGACCAACTTCATTTAAACTTCTAGGTATTTTATTTACATTTTCACTAAGCAGTGTAGCAAATGCTATTTTTCCTCTCTGAGTTTCTATAGATTCAACACTTGGATTAGTTGAAGCTCCTGAGGTTTGTCTAGAAACACCATCCCAAACTTGATTTTGTATAGGTAAACCATTAACAAATCCTGGTAAAAATACATTATAATATTCTTGTTCTTGTTGTTTAACTACAACCTTATATGTATACCAACCTAAAGGATTAGCTTCACCTATTTCTGTTATTTCTAACACAGCATCAGAAGTAGTACCAGTTAAATTAACTGTATCTCCTACTTGATAACCATGACCAGCTGTAGCTACTATATAATCTTGTATTTCAGTAGGGACGCCTGTTACCTCAGTAACCCTTATAGTTAATCCTTCACCAGAACCACCAATAGCTTTATAAGTTTTATTAGCGGTAAGTCCCTCGCCGGGATCATTTAAGCTGGTTGCTTTTACCCAACCCTCTCTTCTATATAAACCAGGTTTACCTTGAGAAGGATTATACTCTGTACCTATTTGTTCGCTAATACTTAAAGTTAAATTTCTTCCTACCCAGTCTATAACAGGAGCATCTATCGCGTCTCCTTCAGTTCGATAAGGAACATAAACTGTTGACCCTTCAAATTCATTAGCTGAATCTAAAGATGATAATATTACATCAGATTGTCTACCATAATAATCTGCTAATACAAAACCTACTTGATAAGTTCTATTTTGTTTAACATTAGAAAAAGGATATTCTGTAGAATAATCCGATGTTTGATAATTTCTTTCTGTCCAATTAGCTGTGTATTCAATTGACTCAGGTGGAGTCATACCTTGAACATAGTTTCCATAAACCACTCTATTTGATATAAGTTCTTGACTTAAAGCTTTAATAGGTACTTTATCATATACTCTTACTGTTTGATCTTCTGGTAAAGTTTTATAAGGTTTGTTAGAAGTATATTGATAATTATAAAATATTTTATCTATTAATCCATTTATATCATCATCATAATTTACTATATCTAATTGAGAATCTTGTATATCAGATACATTAATAGTGTCTAAAACTTTTATAGATTCAGCATCAGATTCTTTATATAATATATCTATTTCCTTTACTTTAAATTGAGATAGTAAATTGTTTGTTGCGCTAGATTTAACTACAACACCATCAGTCTTAGGCAATGGAATATTTAAAGCTATACTATCAATATCGTTTTCAAACCATTCTAATATAGTACTTGTATACGCATCATTTTCATCTTGATAATAATTGTTTCTAACACTTCCTGATTCAACAGGAGTGTTCATTTGACCTAATCCAAACTGCCCTTGTTGTTTAGGTATAAACATTATTTGACTAAAAGGTGCTATTAAAGAATATTCATTATTAATAAATCTAAACCTATAACTAAACCTTACAAATCTATCATCTAAATAATTAGTATCACCATCAAAACTAGAATCATAATTAGGATTTACACCAAAAGCTATTTGGTCTCCATTAGTAAAACCATGAGCTTGATCAAATTCAATATAAAATTGATTATCTGGTGGTGGTGCGCCTTGACCTACCACTCTAACAGCTGATTTTTTTATCCTTAAACTTGCTGGAGACGCGGCAGGATTTGTTAAATTTTCAACTAAATCTCCATTTCTAGGAAAACCACCAAAATTCCAATCATCAAATCTAGCTTGAGTAGTTACATCTGCTGGAAGAAAAGGCACGTTAGTGTTTCCACCCCATGTTTGTACAGAGTAATTAGAAACATATCTGTCTGATCTATTTTCCATAGATGTTCTACTAAAATCTATCAAAATACCAGCTGCTAACGCTCCGGGTAATATAGCTGGACTTACTTCAAACTCTGTATTACTTATAACTTTAGTAACTCGAACAGGTGGTAGTACGTTTTGAATAGGAAAATTAAGAACTTCTGTTTTATCATTAGGTGTTACTATATCACCTACTTTAATATTGTCATTACCAACTGTTATTTCAATTAATGTATCACTACCTGTAGAAACTGTAGTTACGGTTTGTCTTTCTAAAGGTATTATAGGATCAAAAGGATAATACTGTGCTACTGATATTTGATTTTCTTCTTGATAAAAAGTATTATCATTAGCAGCTAAACTAACATCTATTCTTCTAGGTTGATTAAAGTTATCAGTAAAAAATAATAATGTATCTACTAAATTAGTTTGATGTATAGGAAATTCTTTGTTAAAATTTAAAAAATGACCACTTACTAATGTTTGTGGACCTGTCGCGGTTGTTAAATTAAAGGAAGCAATTAGACATGTGTTAGCATTAGTTGCTCTAGATGAAGTATCTGTATCGCTAAAATTAGTAGCAAAAACATATAGAGTATTTGTTATCTCATCTACAAACTTACCTATAATACTCATATTAGAACCTGTTACTCCAGTTCCAACAATTATATTTCCTTCTACATTTTCAAATTCACCAACAGTTGAACCTGCTGATCTACTTATTAATAGATTAATAGCTTCTCTGTATTCACCTTCTGGTAAAATACGGGCATCAATGTCTTGGTTCATTCTACCTTTTAAAAAGGTATTTTTAACTTCTGCCATGTATTAACGTTTTATCCATTTAGATTTACCTCTCATTACTTGAGCTATTTCATCTAACTTAATATTAGATAATCTTATTTTAGCGTTACGCAATGCAGCGTATCTTTGTTTTTTATATTGCGGTGCAATTGCTACCGTACTAGTTCTTGTAGATAGTATAGAATATAGCAAATGTTGATACATAGCTTCTTCAGCTAACTTAGGTATTCTACTATCTAAATCATAAGCTAAACCATCTGATATATATTCTATTATCACTAGTTGTCCTTTTAAATTACTGGAAAAAGATATTTTACCTTCTCGCTCATTCATATTAAACCATCCGTTAGTTTGAGCGTATTGTGGTTCCATACCATATAATTCACCATAGTTATAATACCAAAATCCTCCATAACCCCAGTCATATCCCCACCAATCAGCACCTTGATTAAATAAAGAATTATTAAAGTTTTGGTTTATTAAATTAGTATTAGCTCTTTTCCATCTTTCTTCTGTAATGGAAGTACCTTCTGTATTTTCACCAAAGTTATCTTGAGTTGGTTGTCCAAGATTATCTTGTAAAGGCATTTCATAAGGTGAGTCAGTCAAGTTGTTTGTAGGATATAATATATGTTGTACTCCTAAAGCATCTATCCTAGATATTCTAACATAGTTGACATAATCTTGTGGTAAAGCTAAACTTAAATTATGTGGAACTGTTAACTCTTGAGATTTAATACTTTTCAATGTATCATAACTAAATTCTTGCAAACCTCTTTTAGTATGAAATATTACATCAGTTCTATCTACTCTAGGTATTATTTTATCCTGACCTACATAAGCAACCATAAAGTTATTAACTAAATCTTTAACTGTTATATAAGCGTATCCTCCATAGTTTTGCTCTACGGTCATACCGTAAGCATCTTTATTTCCATAGTTACCACCTGTCAATGTTTTTAATTGACAAACTAATGTTTCTCCTTGTGGTAAAGCAGCATTTAATTTAACAATGTTATCTTCTACCGTGTATTGTAAAACGTATTCTGTATAAGTTAAACCAGTTGGACTACTGTAAAGTTTAAAATTGTTTTTAGCATAATCTATACCCGCTGGATCATAATCACCAAATACTAAATCAGTGTCAAATGTAAATGTAAAATCACTTTGACCGGCTGGATCAGATACTGTAAAACCCTGCGCGCCCGCGTAATATTGTTGATTAGTCTCGGTTATTAAACCACCATTTGGTTGTGCCATGTTTTATGATTTTGCGTTTTGTTCTTCTGTAGCTACCGCTTGGCCAGCTACTTGTATTATTGTAGGATCATTAATTATAACACCAGCATAAGCTAATATTCTCATTATTATATTAGTTTGTTCTGAAGGTGCTAATTCAAAAGCTGTAGACGCAGGAGGTGCTTGATATTCAAATTGACCTAAAGAACCCACACCATATTGCCAAACAACATCTGAAGGTGTTTTTAAATATGATACAGTTATATTATCATTTATATTTGTAGGGTAAATGTATAACTTGTCATCTTCATATAAGTATATGGGAAAGTGCTCAGTTGGTTGAGTTAACGGGGAAAGTAATATTTGTGTTAACTCATTTCTTTGTGAGTATTGAGTAAGCTCTGTACCTTTATAAAATACGCTACCTAATCTATAAATATCAGTAGGTACCAAAGTAAATTCAGGTCCTACAAATGCTGTAGTTCCTGTTCTTTGAAAAAACTGTAGTTTTTGTTGTATATTTTTTACTCTGTTTGAGTATTCAGTATCGTTTTGAGGAACACGATATTGTTGATTCAAGCTTTCAAAGTAAGTTTCAAATATATCTAGTTGCACTTGAGTAGCCACTTTATTGAACTCATCAGGTGTCATATATCCTCTTTGTTGTTGATTTAATATTAACAACACAGTTTTATATACAGTGTTTACGTTTACCATTATATTTTTATTGTTTAATATAGAGGCGGACGAATCCGCCCCTTATATTTATTATAGTCTTTTTTCAATAGACTTATACACTTCAACTCCTTCATCGGTTTTAAACCATGATGCTAAAGCTGAATATGGATTTTCATCAAATGGAACAGCCATTAATTTTCTGTCATTACTTCCCCAATGGAAAGATCTTTGATCAGAAGATAATTTAATAATATCAAGCTCTACAGCGTTAATACCAAAATTTCTAAGCTGAACATTATCATCTTTTGCAAGAGCTAAAAATAATTGAGGATTTTTCTTAGCAAGTAATAATAAATCTCTTTTTAATTCTTTAGATGATAAAGATGAAACCTTAGAACCAATCTCTACTCTTACTATAGCTTCTGCATGATCAATATCCATATTTTTAGCAGCATTTAATGCTTCTATTTCAAACTCTATGTCTTGTAATTGATCTTGAGCTACTCTTTGAGGGACATGCTCTATATACTTCTTATCACGCATTGGGTGATATAAAGAAAGCAACTGTTGTAAACCAATATTTTCTTTAGGCACGGATAATATTCCATCTCTAAAAATAATATGACCCATTGTTACTTCTCCTTTTTGTTCATCAACAAACGGTGAACTCATATTCGTAGCATATCTAAGCTCTCTTTGAGTATTTTTATTTGTATCAAACCATAGTAAAGGATGTCTTCTCGTGTGTTTACTAGGTATAGTAAATGTAAGCGGTTCTTTATTTCCTCTTAATAGATAAGTTCTATCTTTTATTTCCCAGCTATTTTTTTTAACTGGTTTTTCTTTGACAGGAGCAGGAGCTGTTACAACTTCTTCAACCTGTTCTTCTTTTTTCTTTTTTGTCATAATATAATATAATTAAATAAGTTAAAGGTAGTTGGGCGTCTTTTTGAGCGTTTGCTTTTTGACGCCCTTTCCCTTATAATAGTTATACTCCTTGGAATAAAACAAAGTTGTTAGCAGCTTGAGTTACTAAACATCTTTCTGATAGGAAGTTAACCTCCATAGCATCAAGATCTGAAGTATATGCTCCACCTGCAGAACCTGTTAACCAAGACTTCATTCTTCGGTCATCACTTTGAGAAGCTCTATATCTTACGTGTAAGAAAGGTCTTCTAATGTTTGTACCTAAAGTTTGATCGTAAACTGTTGTAGTACCTGCTGGTATTAATACACCTTCGATAGAAGCAGGACCAGTCATACCACCACGCGTAGAAGCGTCGTTTAAGTATTTCCAGTCTGTTTTATAGAAGTCGTATGAACCTCTTCTGAAACCACTAAAACCTAAGTTTAAAGCCATTTCTTCTGAGTTTTCAAATAATCCATAAGCAGTACCACCTGCAGCACCTGAAGAAATGTTAGCTAACATATCATCAAATTCTAAAGCAGTTTCTCTATTTAAGAAAAGCATGTTCTCTTCAATAGCACCTTGAGTATCTAAGTTTCTAAGAATCTCGTCAAAATCTCCAATACCTGTAGCTGTAGAGAAACCAACTTGTACATTACCTCTATCTTGGATAGCAGCAAATAAACCTTGAGAACCAATAGCTCCTGATGCACCAGCAGCAACCGCAGAACCTCCTGCAGTTAATTCTGATTCAACGCACATCATTTCTAAATAGTCTTCAAATCTAAGTCTAGTTTCTGATTCAGCTTTTAGATACCATAAGTATCCTCCTGTTCCATCTTCTGTAGCAACTTCTACCCAACCAATTTGAGCCATATCAGAACCATTAACAACATATTTGTTTCTAATGATGATAGGGTTATTTTGGAATTGAGTAAATGCAGGGTCAACACTAATGTATTGTCCGTTTGCAAGAGTTGAAGTAGCACCAGCTCCTGGTACAAAGTTAGGAGTAACTGATCCTTTTCCATATTCAGCACCGTAAACAAATACTTTTACATTACCTACTAAACCAGCAGCTGCAATTGTAGCAGCAGTATAAGGTTCAACAGTAATAGTATTAGCACCTGGATCAGATACAGATACTAACGCTTTTACTTCTGCACCAAAGTCGTCCATAATTACTACGGTCGCTCTAGCAGAAACAACGTTGTTAATATCAGCAGCAGCAGTAGGGTTAACGTTAATTACGTTACCAGCTACAGTACAGCCATCATATGCAATATGTAATCTATTTTGTTCAGACCAGATTACTTGGTCACTTGTCATAGGAAGTTCAGCACCAACCATTCTTAAGAATCCAGATAGAGTTCTGTTACCATATCTCTCAACTTCTTGTTCGTAGATTTCCGGTAAATACTGCTGTGCAAAATCCGCAAAGTTAGCAGCTCCAGCGTCTGTCCACTGTAAATAGTTAGACTGTAAAACCTCCTGTCTTTGTGATGGTACAATAGTACCAAATTGTGGGGTTAAAGCCATTTTTATTAATTTTAATTGTTAAAACTTTTCTTTTTAATTCTAAGTTTAGACGAATCCGTTCCACTGACAGCTTTGACTTTAAAACCTTTTACAAATACGTCCCCACCGGCAACTTGCCTCGGCGCATTTATAGTTGGGTTCTTAGAGCCGTCCACAACCTGTTTAATACCATCAGCTTTACCTTGCTCATAAAAATGAGTGGCAAGTTGATCTGCATTCATAGCTGTGTACATAGCTTTATGATAACCACTAGTATCAACCATGTTACCCTTTTCATCAAGATAAGGATTAACAAAGTTATTAATATTAGATTGTTTATCACTAACAGCGTTTGGATTCTTAACATTATATCTAAATTTTTGGTCTCCTACTTTAAAATCAAAACCTTTGAAATCTTCAGAAAACAATTTTTTAGTATTGTCTTTAAATCTTTTGTGCTGTTCTTCAACGACTTGTTGTTCGTCTTTATATCTATTGAAAAATTCCGTAGCTTTAGCTTGATCATCATTAACTACATTGCGGGTCTTAATAGACTCATAATATTGTTCTTTTAATTTATCTAAATGGCTACGAGCTTCTGCAATAGCTTCTTTTTTAGCGAGTTGTTTTTTCTTGATGTCTCGCTCTTCATCAACCTCCTCATCATAATCAAAAGTGTCTTCCAGCATGAAAGATACTTCATCGTTATTAAGATGAGGTTTAGTATTTTTATAGTACTCCCTTAGCAATACATTTTCATCTATATTTGTATAATCTCTATTTAACCTAACATAGTCTTCCAATGTTCCACCAGTTTCATTCATAAAATCAACTAGTTTATTTAAATTTTCGGGAACCTTTATTTCTTCTTTTAATTGTTTAACAGGTGTTTCTTCTTTATTAACTTCTTCAACACGCTCAATGATTGATTCTGGTTGTTCATCTGTATTGATGACCCGTATTTGTTCGTCCATTTCTGGGCTATCTCCGGGTGATTTTTCCACAGGAACATCCTCTGTTTTTCGCTCTTGAAGGGCATCTTGTTCTTTTTTATCTGTTAAATCAACTTTTACAACTGAAGGTATAACTTCTCCTTGAGCTTCCGGTTTAGTTAAATCTACTTTAACTGGTTCGCTCTGGTTCATACCTAAGTTTTTAGTTTTTTGTTTAGGTTTAGACTTCATTTTAAAGTCACCTTCTTGTTTGACCTCTACGGCCGCTTTTTTTTCTGCCATAATAAAATATTATATAATTAATTAATATCCGCGGTACCAGTATACTGACCCGGGCTTTCTAGTTCAAAATTTACAGGTAATCCATTAGAATTTCTTTGTTCAATCATTCTGCTTTGTTGAGTACCCTCTATTTTTGTTCTTTTGTCTTTGCGATCTTCTATCGCAGCTTCTTTAGCTTTCATTGCTTCAACTTCCATTTTCTTTAATTCTAAATCAAATTGATGTTGAACCTGCATTTCTTGTTGTTTAATTTGAGAAGCAGTTTGTAATCTTTGTATTTCCATTTGATTCTTAGCTTGTTCAAACTGTACATTAGAAGCGGTTAAAGCTTGTTGTTTTTGCATTTCAGCTTGAGCTTGTCTTTCACTAGCTTCTGCGTTTGCATTAGCTTGTGCTTGTATATTAGCTTGCTGAGCTTCTTGCATTTGTTTTTGCTTCTGCTTTCTTTTTTGCTTAAGCATTTGATTAGCAAGTTTTAAATTTTTAACCTGCCTAATATCAATAGCATCTTCTAAATCTACACCACCTTGTTGAAGAGACATTTGTATGTTTTGTTCTAACATAGCTTTTTCTTCTTCTTCTGGTTCTAATTCTAAAAATATACCAAAATCATGTAATGAAAGATTTTGTATTTCACTTAACGTTCCTACATTATAGGTGGATATAGAATTTTTAAGAGAATTTAATGTTAAAGGATCCTGTAAAGAATCTGCAATTTTAAGAGAAATATTCTCACATGTTCTTAATGTTAACCATAAACTAGCAGTTAAAATATGTCTTGTTGCAGTATTAGAAGCATTAGCAGCCATTTTTTGTAAACCTACTAATGTGTCTTTTTCAGGCAAACTACCATCTCTAGCTTCATTTAATCCGGTCACATCTCTTATTAACTGTAAATAGTATTGATAAGTTTGTATTAAACTTTGTATTTTAGCTCCACCACTACCGGTTTGTAATTCTTGTATAGGTACTTTACCAGGATTCATGTCACCTTCTTGGGTTAAAGATCTACCTACAATACTACCAGTTTGGAAATACATGTTTAACGCTTCTGCTGGATTATAATTAGTACCATTACCTAAGTCAACCTCAGCAAGTCCATCCATATCTAAAAATACACCATCAGGTACCATTCTAGCAATAACTTGTTGTAATTTTAAATGAGTTATTTGAATCATATCAGCAAAACCAGTTACTCTACTTACTAAGCTTTCAATTCTTCCTTTGTACATTCGAGGCGCGCATATAGTATAACTCATTTCTACTTTAGTAGTATCCGAAAAAGGTCTTGTCATGTTTTCAGACATTTTCCATTCTATAAGTTGGTTGTTACCTATAATTTTCGCTCCTTGATATAGTACTTCTATTTTTCTAGAAACAGTTTCAAAATTATCGCTGTCTGGTGGGTTAAACTGATCATCTTTAACTAACGCTTTTTGCAAGCCTTGATCTGTTTGTTTTATTTTAAACACCTGTGTGTTATATGTTTTATATTCAAAAAATAAAACCTGAACAGTGTTAGGATCGTAAGTTTGCCAACCATACATGGTTTGAGAACTATATCCTTGAGTGTCTTGTATTTTGCTTAATTCTGCTTCTGCTAAACCAGGGAATCTTTTTGCAATTTCAGGAATAGTCATCGCTTTTACTTCACCTACATAATAAATATCTTCAAAGTTTGGATCTTCTGTGTATGAATATATTAAATAAGCTGGATCTACATAATCTACTGTTACTCCATTTGCTTTATTCCAACTAGTTTTCACAGCACCAATACCTAATGTAACTAAATCTTGATTAAATCTTTTCTTTATATTATCAAATCTGTTTTTACTAAGCTCATTGTTTATAACTTCTTCTTCAGCTATTTCTATAGACTGTTTATAAGAGAGTTGCATATGCAAGTCTAGCTCTTCTTCTGATTCAGGAAGTTTTGTTTTATCAGTTTGGTATTCATCAAGACCTAGTGTGTTCTGTAAATTATCAAGATAAGGTTTAGCTGCCATATCTTGTAGTATAGCTGTAGCGTAATCAGTTCGTTTTTTTAAAGCAACTGGATCTTGAGCAAAAGCTTTTATTTCATAATCTTTATTAGATAATCCATTAACCACAATGTCAACAAACTTTGCTATAATAGGAACTGGTTTCCAGTCTAAATTAAGATAGGACAAATCACCATTAATAGATAATTCATCTTTATATTTTTGAACTGGTTGTTCTCCTTTAGCATATAGTCTTCTTTGGTGAAACAAATTATAAGATAATGCAAAACGTGTGCCATTACCTCCTTGTCTCCACCATTCTGTTTCAATAGCTTGAGCAACTTTTCTACCGTATTCCGGAGTAGCTTTTTCCGCATCAGGAACTGTCTGACTAGGAAAAGTACTAGAGTAGTTTGTTGTAATATTCATTTATTTAATTATTTTTGAAACTATACCGCTGTTGTTATATTTCTTTATACCTAACTCTATAGGTTCTCTTTTTCTTCTACTTACTGGTGCGTATCTATTTTTATTGCAAGCCATTAAAGCTAGTCCAGAACTAATAGATGCATCATGAGTAGTTCTATTATTTATATCAAATTTTGCCCAATCTTCTAATGTTCTTTGAAAATAAACATCTCCATAAGAATCTCCATTAAAACCAACCATAGTTTCTATGTAAGATTCTATAGCCGCAGCGTGAGCTTGTTTTATGTCTTCACTTGAATTAGGTATTCCACCTATTTCTTTTTCTGTAACAGATAATTTATTCCAAATTTTATCTGGTCTATTCATAGCAAAACCTCTATATCCTCTTCTTTTAAAATGATATAAAAGTCTTGGTTTATTGTTTTCCGCTAGTATTGGCATTCCATAAAATACACACGCCATTAAAACATCTTCAAAAAATATCTCTGCTGTTTGAGGTCTAGCTATATATTCTAGAAAAAAATGATTTGCTGGAGCATCTTCCATGCTAAACTTTGTAAGTCCATGAAGAGAACCATTAGAACCTCTTTTATCTACTGTTCCTGATATATCATATGGGTCACATCCAAATGCTCCAATATGTTCATTTCCAGGATATTTAACACCGTTTTTTTCAATATATCTATTTTGTATAATAGAATTAGGAACCCAAGTAATAAAAAACCTGCCTTGATTGCTGGGGTAAAACATAACCCTACTATCTTTAATCCCACTTTCCCATTGAAAATTACCCTGTGTTACTAATTTTTTACCATTTATATCTTCATTATAATCAATTTGTTGATATATTTTTGTTAAATTAAACAAAGAAGATTTAGATTCATCTCTAAACGCGTGCTTAGTTGTTCTTGGAAATTGTCTATAAAATTCATTTAACGCATCGGCATCATCTTTTAAACCATCTACTTCATTTTGCCAATAATCAATTACACCTAAATATATTTCTTCTCCTTGTGGTCCTTGAACAGTTTGTTTTGGTGTGTCGAATACAGGTATGCCATAAGAATCGATGTATCCTTCGTAGTTCCATTCCATAGGTATGAACAAACTATATAGTCCCGAACGAGTCTGTCCGTTGGCGTTTCTTTTCGTGATGTCTGAATCATCATATAATTTTTTAAAATTTCTACCTCCTTTATCTAAAGCATTTGAAGTAGAACCCATCATACATTTACCAATAATTCTACTACCTAATCTTAATGTTGTTTTAGTAACTCGCCAATTATTTAAAATATTATTAGGTCTTTCCCATTTTCCAGATTCATCATGAACTAATAACTTTAATTTTTCACCATCATAACTATTGTCCCCTGTATTTTTCCAATCAATAGTTGTATCAAGACCTTGTAGTTCTGTAGAAGCTTCATTAGTTATAAGTTTACGTCTAGTTAATTTAGTAGCGGGAACTCTATAAGCTAATTCCGTTTTAGGTCTATCCATACCGTCTTGAATAGGTTTAAAAAAGAAAGGATAGTTGACTGAAATAGGAACAACTTTATCTGTAAACATTGTTTTAGCGTCAGGTCCTGATTTAGATAATATACCATATCTTGAATCTGAATTTAATGTAGCTAAATTAACTGTTTCACCTGAAGCCATAAATGAAAAACCAGAACGTCTGTTTTTTAAATAACACATCCCATAGGATCTAACATCTGCTTTACAAGCTTCCCAAAATATAAAAAATAATCTATTTGCTTCTCTAAAATCAGGTTTACCTACATCAATTTTACTCCACTGTAAATACATATAATGACTACCGGTTAAGTACGTAGGTTCATCTTTGTTGTAAAACCAAAACCCGTTTTCTCTACGATTAAACTCTATATCTATATAATCATACCATGTTTCTTTAAAGTCTAAAGGATAATCTTCCCAATCAAATATAGTTTTTATACGTTTTAACTCTTTTGGTAACGGTGTATATTCCCATTTATTTTCTTTAAAACTAACTACATCTTCTTTTAAAGGTAATGCTATTTTTAAACCTTGTATTTCATATATTTCACCTATTTTTCCTGTTTTACTTATAACAACTACATCGTGTTCTTTATTGTAACCGTACTTCCACTTGTTGTATCGGTTTTGTTGTTTAAGTACTTTAGGTTTTATATGATCTTTTAATACTTTATATAACTCTTGCTTATACATTACTTAGATCTTCCTTCTGCAAAACCTTTAAATTCTTTAGGTTTTTTTGTTTCTTCTTCTACCTTTCCTTCTATAATGTTTTCTTCTTCGTTTATTTTTGAAAGGATTTCAAACGCGTCAAATATAGCTAATTTTTTAGTGGCAGCTGCATTTTTTAATCTATCAGCTGAAATGTCTGGTCCAAAATCTATTATTGGTTCTTTAGCTACTTTTATTAATTCATCAACAGCTACGTGTCCAGCTTGGATTATATTCCTTTTGATTTTTTTTACTTCCATATTTAATTACAATATCATTAGATTTCATGCAGTAAAGCAGTTCATTATCTACAACAAACTCCCATTCAGCTCCTGGTTTAAAACCTACTACATCATTTAAAGCAATATTATGTGCTTCTAATGAGTTATTAGTATATTTTAGTATACCAATATAAGGAACTGTTTTTTTATGCTTTAAAACATCATTATTTTCTATAGGTTTTATAAAACATCTATCACCAAAAGTATGCCATTTGTTATTTTTTTTATATAAATATATTTGATCTAAAGATACAAAATATAAATTATCTTTAAAATAACTTCTACTGTTTTTCTTCTCACCCTGCATATCATAAAAGTTTCTAAAAATGTTTTGATGAACTATAATTGTATCACCTATTTTTATACTTGTTTTAAAAGCTGCAGGTAAAGAAACAACTTTAGCTTTTCTATTCACAAATTTCCAAGATTCAATTTTATTATTTAAAATCAAATCTTTATCACCTACTTTAGTTTTATTATTATATGTTCCACCTATTGGTTGTACAATAAAATCATATAAACTTTTCATTAATACTCAAGATCGTATTCTACTGCTATTGCCATTTGTGAATTAAATTTTTTCCATGGCAAAACCTCACTTCTCTTTTTAATATGTATATTATAAGAGTTGTCAATAGGCTCAAATAAAATATGAGAAATTATATGACCTCCATAAACCTCTTGACCTACTGAATAATGCATTGCATCGTTTTTATAATCCGATCCAATACTAATCTTACGTATTACATTATTCATTTGTGTCAGGCTTATGTTCAGTATAAGTACCGTCTTCTAGATTAATATCTATAGCACCATACTTATCTTCTAAATCATTTTTTAATTTCCCTTGATCTTGATTTACACCCGCTAACTCATGAAGCAACGCGTGTTTTTCTGTTTCTGCAACTCCTACTTTGTGTAATAATTGCGCTATTGTGTTTTGCAGAGTTAATATATTGTCTAACTCTTCTTTGGTTATTGCTTTTTTACTCATTATATTAAATTTAATTTAACATTTTGGGGTACCATAAAGATACCCCTTATGTTGTTATATTCCAAATAATCCTCCGCTTATATATATCGGATCATTATTATTGTCTCTACTAAATCCCACATTGGTTTTTACACCTCCTGGATTAGCAGTCATTAATCTTGCCCACCTGTCATTTAACGTTTTGTTAGAAATTGTCGGGGCTGTTCCACTTCCATCAACTGTAGTGTCTAATGATAAATTTACATTAGTACCGCTTGTTCCAAACGTATCATTCATTACTAATCGATACGTGGTGTTATCCACTGCGTAAGCAAACTTTATATCATCTTTGTCTATAACAAATTTTCCTTCTTCAGATGGCTGTGAACTATTTACAACTTCAAATTCTAAATATTGTGCCATGTTTTAAAGTATTAATTGTTATGCTTCTGGTTCACCACCACCACCGGCTGATGTTTCAACTGCGTGTATATCACTCCATCTAAATGGATAGGTAGTCGTGTCATTTTTTTGGAAAACAGCTGTGCTTTCATCAAATGAGCTAATAATAGGAGAAGGTACTCCAATACCACCAAATCTTAATTTAAAACCTCCATAAGTTACAGGTCCACTTCCATCATCATAAGTAAAGTCTTTTACTTCACCTAGAACAACATCTGTTATTGGTGCTCCTGGATTAGCTACTAAATAATCACTTACTTTTGCTTCTAACCATCTACTTATTAATTCAGTTACAGAAGTAACAGTTCCAATATTAGAATTAAATACACCAAAATAAGCTCTAATTGCTTCATCAGTCCATTCATATTGAATTCCATTTATTGGTTCAACAGGAGTTGTAATATTATTTGCGCCATTACCCTCACCAAGTTGACAGTTATAACCATTAGTGTTATTTAATACCCATGATTTAAAAGGAATTGTTAATGCTCTAATACCTGCTGCCGTTGATTCTGTAATAAATGGTTCACCAGAACCACCTAAATTGTTAACAGGTACGTCGGATACTACGTTTAACTCTAAATATCCTTGATTTTTTACTCCTAATACTACTCTGTAGCTTAAGCACATGTTACAGTTTTCGCATTCACCTCCTCCAAGATTTACTACTTCAGGAATATAAGAGTATATAGACATTACATCATCCTTATTAACCGTTAGTGTTCTTGTGTTTTCTATACCGTAGTACATTTCAGTAGATTCTAGTATCTCACCTTTTCCTGTATCTAGGAAGACTTCTTTTGCTTGAGAAGTTGTGTTAAAACCTCTAAAATTTAAATATTCTATGTTCATTGTTTTATGTTATTATGTTGTTTATTTACCTTTTATTGGTCCCGATGAAAAACCTTCACAGCATTTACTATCTATAGTGCTACTTGTAAAAGCAGGGCGTCCGTTAAATTGTTCTAAAATATTAACTCCATCACTAAAAAGTTGTGCTGGATTAAGATTTATTTCTTGAGCAAGATAACCATCTTGATTAAGTGCATCCGCAGCATTATGTGATTTATCATATAATGCACTAGAAAGTCCCCATGTCTCCGCAAGAGTAGGATACGATTGTATAGCATCTACTGTGTCTGCGTCTGAAACACCTTGTCCTCTGTTAGTTATTACAGCGCATGTAACTACTAGTTTATTTTTACCATTTACAAATTCTTGACCTAATTCTGGATATAACTGAGTTTCTAATACTATATCATTTGGATCTAATCCTTCAGCAGCAAGAGTTGCAGCATCTTTACACTGCCATTTCCCAGCATTTAAATTTTCTTTAGTTTTTCCAAAATCTAATAAAGTTTCTTTAGCTCCAGGATTTGAAACTAAAGCTTTTTGTAATTTATCTTGTAAAAATTTTTGTACTTGATTATATCCTTGGTCTCCTACGATAGCCACGCCGTCGTTAATTTTCATTTCATATGCTGAATTGTTTTCTTTAAAAAGATCTGATAGAAAAGGATATGTATACCAAACTCTAGCAGGTGTTGCGCCTCCTTTTGCATCAGCATTTTCCCACACTACTTCTTGAGAAATTCTTAACCATAAAGACCCGTTGTATTCTAAATAGTTATCCGCGTCGTCTCCGCCTGGGGCACTAGCAACAGTTGATTGCCATAATGTTTTACTTACATTTAAAGGAATTTGCATCCAAAAACCAGCGTCGTCCTGCGATGTAGGTGCTATACCAAAATATAAATCTAACCATTTACTCAGTTGATTTTCTACTATGTTTTCTAATTTAATTGGAATCCCGGTGACGGGACTGGATGAATCCTCATTGCTAAAATATAAAGAACCTGTTGAAGTTCCTAAAAACTCTTGAGGAATTCTTAAAGTTTTCATAATTTTACTATAAGAACCTACTTGGTTACCTTCAGGAGATTCAATTTCTGTGACTACTCTTTGTACCACAGGAATTTTTAAATATCTACTTGCCATAATTATTGTTATTGTTGTTGTTATTATTTATTATTACTTATACTTTTAAATTTTTCCGCACCTCGTGAGCCAAAATAGGCTACATAAACAGTGACTAATAAAGTTTTCAATAATTCTACCCAGCCAGTATCTACTGTGAAGGTCCATTGAAAACTATCTAATATTATTAAAATTACCATAGAAATTGTAAGAAATATTAAAGATATTGGGCGTGTATTTTTACTTAACCATGAATCTGATTTCATGTCGCTTTCCCATCTTTTTGATACTTCTTGCATTTCTATTATGTCCATTTCTAAAAGCTTCATAGCTTTTTCTTTATCTTCTGGTTGTAATACAGTATCAGGTTCTTTTTGTATTAAGTTTTTAACCATACCTAAAACACCTTGATCTGGTAATACATCACCAACAGTACCTAAAATTCCAGGTGCTGCTTTTGATAAAAAAGCTCCTACTTTAGTTTCAGAAAATTTTTTTTTATTTTTTGTTGCCATAGGGAAACATTTTATTTAAAGCGTTTCTTCTTTCATTACAACCACAAGGTTTGTCTACTTTTTCAGATATTACATCTACTACCTTTTTAATTCCAGTAGCAGTTGTAAATTTATGTATTGTATCTCCCAAGCCTTTAGATTCATTACTTTTATTATTCATTTAATTTAATTTAATTTATTTTGATTTACTA